AACTTTGTTAAGTCATCTGCAAGTTCAAATAGGAGTCCCCTAAGATTTGCACCAAAGTTTGGTTTGAAAGGTCTCTCATAATTGTTAGTTAACATGATATTTCTTATTGACCTTTTAACTGCATCTTTATCTTGTTTCAAAACCAAGTCACCAGAAGAAGGATGTGGTGTGATATTTAAATCGATATCAGTGTACCACCTTCTTGCAGTAATCTTGTTTTGATTTTTTAGATAGTTATTACTCATAGTAGTATTTATGCACCATCTAACACTAGATTCTCAACTGATATCTCTTTTGGGAAACCAATTACTGATAGGAATGTACATAGAGTAAATGGTATCGGTATTTCTGGTGGTATAAAGAACTTAATAAGTTCTGTAAGTTTCTCAAGACATGCTTCAATCAATATTTGAGGTAAGTCTTTTATAAAAGTTTTAAATCGTTCAAATAGTTTTTGTTCATCCCATCTAGGAAAATCTATTTGTTTATCTTTAATATCTAAATTAATTAAATCACCTAGAGTCTTCGGTAAGATATCATCTAGACCTAGTATAGATGGAACTTCGGATACAAAAGGTATTTCTGTATCTAGTAAATAATCTCTAAGTTCAACACCTGCCTCTTCAGCTTCTTCTCTAAGTTTTTTAAATAGTGCTTCTGAATCAAACTCAAATCCACCATTAGGAATTGACTTAATTAATTCTAAAAAGAATCCTATAGGGTCTGGTAGAGATTTTATAATAGTCTCTAATGGTTCTTTCTCTAGTAGGTCTGCAATCTTCTTTAAGAAACCACCTTGCATTAACTTCTGGAGTTCCTCAATCATTTCCTTCCATGCTTTCTGTAATTGAATATCTGGGATGTCAATACCAAACTCACCATTCCAATTTTCTGCACTAAACTCTGACATGAGTTTTTCTATTTTGTCAATACCTATTTCTTCTTTTAATTGTTTAAGAAGTTCATTTTTATACTCTGGGTCTTCGAATAGTTTTTTACAATCTACTTCTAAACCAAAGGGTGGAACGACAACTGTTAATGGGACTCCTAAGAATTCTGCAATCTTGACAATAGGATATAATTTAAATTCCTCTATGATTGCTTGTATCTTTGCTTCCCATTCTAATTCTGGAATATCTAAATCAGATGGCCATGTAAAAGATAATGGAAATGCACCTAATATTTCTTCTATGGGTTCAAGTACTTCTGCACCATAGTTAGTTATTATAGATATTATTGCTTCTTCTAAGTCATCTGCACTTGGAATAATAACTTGTGGACAAGGGACAGTTGCAACAGCAGTATTATTTTCTTCGGTCATAATATTTAATCATCATATTTTGTACCATTAATAGATACTTTACCTTTTAATTTAATTGCACCTTTTGCTGTTAAACTAATATCGGAGTCACATGTAATAAAAACATTACCACCATCATCACCTTGTTTTCTGGTAACTATATTATAATCACCATTCATAAGTTCTATATCTGCACTACCACCAATTAATATTTTTTTATCTTTTAATGTTATCTCGTAATTATTATTTACGACCTTCATGGTTTGAGTCCCATCTGGTAATATTTCCAAACGAGTCCCAGACCTATGGTACATATGTAATCTTTCGGAATTAGGGGTGTCATCCATCTCTAGTACATGACCAGATTCGGATTCCCAGACATGATTAAATGGATATTGAGGATTGACTTGTGATATACGAGTCATTTTCTTACCTGCTGAGTCGATACCTTCTTTAACTGTTTCACCTTCTTGCAATTCAATCATATTATTCGGATAAGCATTCTTATCTACTGCAGCCATATTAATATCGGAATGTTTTATTTTAGTATAATCTTCTTTGGGATAGTTTACTCCCTTGTCTGGTTGCACAATTTCAGTACCAGAACCATCAATATTAAATTTAATTTCATCTGGTCTTCTCGGAGATAGTTCTAGAGAGGAAGAATAACTCCAATTTCTTCCATTATTCTTATTACCCATCTTCTGACCATCATTAGTTTCCTTATAATCACTAATTTCATTCAGTCTAGGGTCATTAAATCCATGTTCTGGACTTCTCAGTACTGCTTTTTCATCCTCAGAACCCAATGCAGACTTATAATACTTGGTCGGTTTCCCAAATAATGAACCAATGACCACAAAATCTTGCATATCATCCTCATCTCGGTAAAATCCCATCACTGTAGAACCTTCTACAAGTCCATGTGGAGAAGAACCCATACCAGAGAGTGCAGAAGTAGTACTAGGCATCAAAACATCACTCCACGGCAAGTCTGGAGTCCCTATAAGGGACTTATCATCGGTATGCAACCCAAATATACGAACACGAACACGACCAACCTGTAATGGGTCGTTTCGGTCTTCGACTATACCTGTGTAAAAGTTACTTCTTAATCCTGTAAACTGTGGCATCTCTTTTTCCTTTATTATAACCATCCTTCCATATAAAGTACACCATAGGTACTAATATTAACATATGAAAGAATATTACTGTATTACTCATCAATTTAATCCCAAGAGTTCTCTATATGCCTTCTCTTTAGGGTCTATTATCTTTATTCGTGGATGATGATTGAGAGGAAGTGTCTCGTTACTCTCATCCAACTGTATATAAGAACAAATAATAAGTTCATCACCTATGTCGGTTAAATGAGCACCAGCACCATTGACTGAGACCTCATTAGAACCTCTGGGTAATGGTAGGACATATGTAGTATGTCGGTTACCATTTGTTTTATTATATACATCTACCTGTTCATGAACTAGGAGTCCCACCTCATCCATCCAGTTTTCATCAATTAATATACTACCTTCGTAGTCCAAATCTACATCGGTACAGATGCACCCATGTATTTTACTTCCTAATAATGTTCTAATCATAATTTATTGTATCCAACATACTGGATACACACACCAGTAGGGATTTCCAAATCCTAATAACCATAGAATCAGTATCCCCAGTGGTATTTGTACCCAAGTTTTACCTTGTGACCACTCTCTAAACCTTAGAGCATGTGGTGTTAGTTTATTATATAACCACTTAGTCATTTAAAATAACCAAACTATAATGGATGTAAATATTACACCCTTTAAAAAACAAAACCATGCTAAACCATATTCATCCATATCTGTTACTTCCATGAAATTAAACATCATGTCTCTGTGGATATTTAAAATATTTTTTATCATATAATCTCCATTCCTTGTTTATTATTTAGGAGTCCCAAAAAAGTTCTAGGAGTCCCATGACATAATATAATAGCTTTACTATTTCAAGTAAAAACTTCCCAAGACTTTATAGGGGGGTGCAATGCCCTGCCAAAAAAAGAGTAGGAGTCCCAAAGCACTGTCGCTCAGAGGCTCTCTTAGTCTTGTGGGTCGAACTCATGATTCTCGAAGGAGTCCATAGGTTGTAAGTGACCATCTGAGGTACAACTGAGCTGTGTCTCTAAGCCATTCTCTGTACCTATCCAAGTGATACCTTCTACAAGTAAACTACCATTATGTGTATACATGTCTCTAGCCACAGCAGTATTAGTGGGTTGCTTTATATCTACTTTAATGGTAGTACCACACGAGATATTAGTCCTACCAGATATCTGGATGTTTATTCTATTGTTCTTAAAGAGCTGCTCTGCACGCTCTCTATTTAATTTGACATAATCCTCTGAGTATGTTGCACTATTGCCACTCTTATGTGTCCCTTGAGTCATCTGAAAGGGTGTATTATACCTAAAATCTATTGCATTGTCGTGGTTTTCTGTTATACTAGACATATCGAACCCTGCTGGAACCCCCATAGGCAGTGGTTCGCCTGGTGTACCCCCATCTGGTGGTATCATAACCTTCTCTGCATCGACTCTAAAGGGTGGATGGGTTGCAAAATGGCTCTTTTTCTTGTATGAACCATCCTCTTTTATCTCAAATTGGTGATTAAACTGACTGTTGAAGTTAGTATACATCTTAGTAAGAGGGTTATATGACTGTACTTGACCAGAATAGAGACCTCTCTGGTTACTCTCTATGACATTATGGGTGTTTACTTGACTCATTGCAAGTATATCATTACCTGTACCATCCTTAAAGTCGTAGTTAAAGGTATCATCACCACTACCCATACGAGGTGCAAAGGTGATTTCCCCTGCTAGGTACTCTATCTTTCTCATAGACTCTACACTATGGAAGTGAAAGCCATTCAGAGCAGTCTGGTAGAGGTAGTAAGAGTCACCCCAAGGCTTCTCTGAGTCATCTGAGGTGTGGTCTCTCAACCATCTCAGGGCCTTGAATACAGACCAGTTAGGTATCACAACCCCATGAGAGTCCCCTACAGATGCATCGAAGACACTAAAGAAGTTACCGAGTTCCTTCCCCCCCTTCACACGAGGTTTCACTTCTTTTTTTAACCCCTTATCCTTTACCTTTTCTTCCTTGAAATTTAATTTATCCACACATATTTTATTAATTATATCACTGGTATGCCCTCTATAGCACTGAGATATTCTCTGAGTTCGTGCAAGATATAATAAAGGACTACAAAATTCCAGTTTATATGCACTTAGTTTAGGATTCTCTATGTCTTTGACTACCTGTGTTACATTAAATATACGAAATACTTGGTCAATATGTTGGTCATATGGTACTGTTTCTTCATCTCCCTGTATACCAGCAACATGAATACGAATATATTCTTGTCCTGTGAATCCTATTCGATTAAATAGATTCATACCATCTAATATGGTGATATGTCCTGTAAGAAACATCTGATATATACTCTCAGTAATCTGAAAGGTCTCGAATATATGACTCACATCATATGAATTACCTTCATTGTTTGATATGACAATACTCTCTATCCTATAGGAATTAGGTGAATTTCTACCTATCATTATGGGCATAATATGTTACTCTTTTATCATACTCTTGAACTCTCTGAGTAGTTCTGGTATATATTGTATTCTTATGTATTTGATGTTTCTCTTATCATCATTGAATTTCTGTTCGAAGTCGTTGTTAGATACTGGTGTATTACCTGTACTTATAGATGTTTTGAGACCCTCTGGTGTCTCGTAATGATGTGGAGAGTCTTGGAAATTCCGAACCGAACTGAGAGTGAAACTCTTGTCCGACTTGGAGCCTGTGACTGTTTCGTTGTTTTGAAATGTACCTACTATATCGTTTAATATAATCTGATTGTTTGTAGGGTCTATCTTGGTGACATATCCAAATGCCGAACTGGTAGAACCTACTACCTTTTCCCCTTGCAGAAACTTGGATGTACTGGATAATACTATATCTGTTGAGACCGAACTGACTAATGCTTTGCCTGAATATTTTCTTTTAATGAATTTCTCTAGTACTCTTTGTGATTTAGGCCAGTCATCATAGGTTGCAAAGTGGTCGTTTACTATCCAGAATAACCAATATAAAGTACTATCTGAGTACAGTTTAGATGCAAGTACATCTGGTCTATCTTGGTCTCCGACATAATAATATTCGTATCCTGTAATACCTTCTAGTGATTCTGATGATACTCGTATGCTACGAAATATATCCTTTGCCTGAATTAAATTACCATCGTTCTTAAGGTCAAAGTCAATCGTTGGGTAATGTCTAAAATATCTTTCCATGTGTATCCTCTATTATTATGAACTTGGCACCTTACCATTTACTGGGTAAAGGTAGACTGCACCTTTATTTTCTGGACTTCTCATCCATTCATTCTTCTCTTCATTAGAAAGTGCATTCCATGACCTTTTGTCTCTCCCTCTAGTATTCCACCACCAACTTGCATCATAAGAAGCAGGGGAGCCATCACCACCTGCCTCTAGTCCTTCTACCTCTTCTTCTGTTGCAACTGGGTCTGATTTATGCATCTCATTCATAAGTACTGTTTCAAATCCTTTAAGTTCTGCTCCAGTATCCTGTGCAGCTCCCATTGCATATGGAGATACTCTTTGAACATATCTGAGTCTATCAAGGTTGAGAATCTCTTGGAAATTTAATGTCATATTAACACCATTAGGGTAATGTTGTAATGCTGCAGCAACTCCTGCTCTTCCTTCATTATCATCTGTATCTGGGTCATCTTCTATGGCTGCAACTGAGGATGAAAATGATTCAATAAATGACATGTCTTTACCACCAGAATAATCTACATCACATGATTTTAAGAAACAATTTTGTGGATGTTCTATGTGTCCTAATATAGGCCCCATGAAATCAATAGTCCATTCTGCAGGCATTATCATGTTTCTTGGATTCGTATGAGATGACATAGGTAACATCATCATTTTAAATGTATGAATTATCTTTGTTATAGCATTTGCATCTACTTCATTATATGGATTTAGATTAAAACTATAACTATGGTCTCTGAATGATACACCTTGATATGTGTTAAACTTAGGGTTATCAATAACAGTACCAGATTGGAATGCCTCAAAGGATACCATTGCTTGTTTTGCCTTCATGAATTGTTCTTTCATTGCTGGTTGCAAACTATTATATAATGACCCAAATTCACCAGTCAATAAGTCATCCATCATTATGTCTGATAATCCTATTTCTTTTGCTTCATATTCAACTGATACTGAATCCTTTACTCCTGTTGGAAAATATAATGCAATAGTATATGCATTTGTTCTGGTATGTGCAGAACCCAATCCCTCAGAACCATTAACTCCATAATTACCTGCTCCAAATGCAGATTGTTGTGCAGAACTCAAATCAGTAGACCTATTTCTGTCTGGAGATGCTGGTACTACTACATCATTTGTAGTGGTATCTTGTACATGTTTTTTATTAACAGTTCTAAAAACAATCCAGTTATCTACGAATCTATTATCATCTGTTGGGAATTTTAATATATCTCTGTTTGATGGTGGATTTCTACCTAAATCTGCAGCTCTCTTTTCAATAGATTTTTCTGCATTCGCTCTATCTTGTGCAGACATTATTGCTTGTTCTGATATTTTCTTGGGAACATTGGATATATTAATACCAGTCTTCAATGCAATTAGGTCATCTAATGCACCACTTATCTTTGAATTGAAGTCCATTCTTTTACTACCTAGTGCAGAGTTAAGGTCTTCTTTGACTGACCCCAGCAACTTGGATTTTAGATTCTTAAAAAAACTCATATAAATACTCTCTGTGTTATATTTAGTTATGTATAAGGTATTTATATGAGTTACAAGGGAAGATTCAAACCAAAACAATATAAAAAATATAAAGGTGACCCTACAAAGATTATCTATCGTTCTATGTGGGAACTACGATTCATGAAATATTGTGATAAGAACCCTTATATACTCGAATGGTCAAGTGAAGAGATTGCCATACCTTATCGTGGATTAGACAAAAAAATCCATCGATACTTCCCAGACTTCAAGATAAAATATAGGAATGCAAGGAATGAATTGATTGTAGAGATTATTGAGGTCAAACCAAAGAAACAAACTAAGGCCCCTGCTAAGAAAAATAAACCTTATGGTAGATACTTGAAAGAAGCACGAACCTATGGTATCAATCAACTGAAATGGGAAGCTGCAAGAGAGTACTGCAAGGATAGAGGTTACAAATTTAGAATAATTACCGAAGACCACCTTGTAAAATGACCTAAATACTATTATGGCAGGTAAACTATTCGACAAATTAGAACGAGAAGCATTTCGTGGTGGTATTCAAGCAAGAACTGCTGAGTCCATGAGATGGTTTCGTACTCGTGTATCTCAAATAAAAAATGTTAATAGAACTGAACTATTAAGAGATGCAAGGAGTAGAAAGAGACAAATCTTTGGTGATATGTACATGTATATGTACGACCCAAAACACAAAAAAACCTTACCTTACTATGATAGGTTTCCATTGTGTATACCAGTAGAACCTGCTAAAGGTGGATTTTATGGATTGAATCTACACTATCTACCACACTCATTAAGAGCACAATTTTTAGATAGTTTGTACGATAGAACAACTAATGATAAGTATGATGATACTACAAGGTTTAAATTAACCTATCAATTACTGAAAGGAATTAGTGGTAAACCATACTATAAAGCATGTTATAAACATTACCTATCTGCAAATGTGAGAAGTCAATTTGCAAAAGTAGATAGTGCAGACTGGGAAATAGCAATATTTTTACCAATAGAGTCATTCAAGAAATCAAGTATGGATGCAGTTTGGAAAGAAAGTAGGAAGAAAATGGCATGAAGATAGACAGATTTAAAGCACAAATGCAAACTGGTGTTCAATTTGCAAACAGATTTAATGTTGCAATGTTTGGTACTGGTGCAAAGAATACTGGTCTTGCAATAAAAGGAATTAAATGTACTAGTGCTGGAATTCCAGGCCGAGGATTCTTTACAACAGAAGATTCAGAGTATGGGCCTAAAAGAGCAATACCACATAAACCACAATATGACCAATTTGATTGTGAGTTCTTAGTAACAAATGATTTTGAAGAAAGACAATTAGTTGAAATGTGGCAAGGCACTATGAATAGTTATCAATCAAATGGAACATCTGGAGCATTTCATTCAAGATTTCATGATGATTACACTGGTGTAATATATGTAGAAGCATTAAATAAAGCTGGTAGAGTAAACTATCGTTGTATAATGACTGATGCATTTCCAGTTCAAATAGGTGTTTCTGCATTATCACAAGAATCAGCAGATGTATTAAAATTCAATACACAATTCAGATATAGATATTATCATACTGAATTTATGAATACTAAACCAGACAACCTTATGATGGGATTCTTAGATAAACATATAAATAAGTTTGGAAATAAGATTAGAGGTAAGATTGAAGACGCAATCTTTTAAGATATAGGAGTATATTATGGCATTACCTAAATTAAATACCATTGAGTATTTTTGTAAACTCCCTGTTTCTGGAATTGAAGCAAAATACAGACCATTCACTGTAGGTGAACAGAAAGTATTACTTCAAGCACTAGAAGATGGAGATACTAAAACAGTATCACATACTGTTATTAATCTAGTGGACTCGTGTAGTACTTTAGAAGAAAACTACACTATAAAAGACCTAGCAAACACAGACTTGGAGTATTTGTTTTTACAAACTCGTATAAAGTCTGTTGGAGAAAAAACTAAAGTGATTCTTGGTTGTGAGAATCAACCAGAGTGCGATGGAACAACAGAAGTAGAAGTTGACATCAATGAAATTGAAGTTACTGGTAAAATTGGAGACCCTAAAGTTATGATAACTGATACTGTAGGTGTTAACTTACGAGTACCTAGTTTCCGAGATGTTACAGATATTATGGGTAAAAAAGCAGAGATAGGTACAGCAGAAATCTTCACCATATTAACTCGTTCAATCGAGTCTATATTTGATGAGAACGATGTACATCAGAGAGCAGATTTTACTGACAAAGAGTTACAAGATTTTATTGATGAATTGTCTATAGAACAGTTTAATCATATGATGGAATGGTTTCAAGACCTTCCTAAGTTAACAAAGACTGTAGATTATGGATGTAGTAAGTGTGGTCATCCGAATAAGATGCTATTAGAAGGAATCCAGAATTTTTTCGCATAGCCCTTTCTCATGAGACACTTGCAAATTACATAAATACAAACTTTGGACTAATCCAACATCATGGATGGTCGTTAACTGAGTTAGATGATATGCATCAATGGGAAAGGGAAATATATGTTTCTCTTCTCGTTCAACACCTTGAAGAAGAGGAGTTGAAGATGAAACAACAACAGAATAAATAATCACATATTTAATAGGAGAGTATTATGAGTGATGACAGAGATAGATTTGGTGGAGACATGAGTCGAAACGAAGTCGAAATGGACTTATCGAAGTTTATGGAGATGATTCAAGAGAATGGTGCCCTTAAAGATGAGATAAGAGATTTAAAAGCAAACGACACAGTAAATCCATGGCAGAAGTGGGTTCACCTTGCAAGAACAGTTGATGCATGGAGAATCTGGCCTCGTGCATTCTTAAGTGTTTACATATTCTTAGTGTATTATGCAGCCATCTGGTTCATGGAATTACCAGAACCTTCAATGGAACAATCTGGTCTTATCAGTATTCTGGTAGGTGCTGGAGCTGCATGGTTTGGACTATATGTTAACTCCGCTGCAAAAGAACATTCGACTAACAACGAAAAATAGATAAATAGTATTATGGCAGATGAAGATAAAGGTTTAAGCGAAAAGGAAGCTCAGAATCAGATAAACAAACTCATCACTTCTCTAAGGAAGTCTACAGCACAGACTACCAAAGGACAAGTTGATGCATTTAAAAGTTTTGAAGAGAGATTAAAAGATGTAGGTGATAAACTTACTGATGAGCAAACTGTTCGTGCAAAAAGAGCTGCACTATTGGAATCAAGTCTTGGTTTCGATAAAGTATCTGCCATGCAAATTGCAAAAACTACTGAAAAACTAGAAATGGTTAGAGAAAGATTGTCTGACCTTAAAGAATTAGCAAAAGAAACCAATCAAGAAAATGATGCAGTTTTCAAACAAGAAACAGAAGCACTTATCTTACAAGAAAGACAATTAGAAGAACAACAAAAGTTTGGTAGAAATTTAAACAATTTTGAACGAACTGTTGGTAAAACAGCTGGTGGATTGTTCAAGAAAATAGGTGACACTATTAAAGAAAATGGTTCTTTAACTGCTGGTCAAATTGGTGGTGCATTGAAAGATGATTTAAAAGGTGATTTAGACAAGGTAATGAATCTCTTTGGCCCTCTAGCTGGTATACTACAACAAATTCCTTTCTTAGGAACTATCTTTAATTTACTTAAGAGAAGTTTTGCATCGATACTTCTTAGGATGACGATGGGTATTAAAAACTTTATCACCGAATCCAAAAGAAGGAAAAAGGTAGACCGAACCAACCTTAACGAACAGAAAAAAACAAACAAAAAACTTGAACAAGGGTCTAGAGACAAAAAGAAAACTGGAGCCAGTACAACTACTGGTCAGCCAGGACAAGAACCAGAATCCCAGATGGAAGGTGATTCTGGAGAAGGTGGATTTGTATTCCAAAAAGCATCTCTATTCTTAGTAACTGCAGCTGCACTTGGAGCTCCTGCTGGAGCTGCACTTATGACTGTTGCATCTGGTATGACTGCATTTGGTAAGTCTGCATTTGCAATGGGTAAAGCATTAGTTGTAGGTGGAGCTGCATTTGGTATTGGTCTTACTGGTGTCTTTGGTGCATTTGCATTAGGTCAAAAGATGGGTGCATTCGAAGGAATGCAAGAGTTTGGTAAGGTTAACATGCTTAAAGTTCTTGGTAGTATGTTAGGTCTTGCAACTCTAATGGGTGTACTAGGTATGATTATGACCAGTGGTGTTGGTGCATTAATCATGGGTGTTGGTGCATTAGCAGTTATGGGATTAATTGGTGTCTTAGTTGTAGTTGGTAAAGGATTAGGTAACTTTGCAGAAAGTATTATACCTTTCGAGACTCTCAACATACCAAGAATTAAACAGAACATACAACAGCTTGGTACTATAACTGGTGACATTAGAGAAATATTGTCATCAACAAAAGGGTTCTCAATGTCTCAAATTATTGGACAACACCCATTAGAAGACCTTGCAGCTGCAGTTAACATGTATGACCAAGACATGGCAGTTTCTATTGATAACCTTACAAAACTTAAAGATTCATTAGCAGGATTTGAATTCCCAGAACTTCCAGAAGGTGAAAAAGGATTTGGTGGATGGATGAGAGGTCTTATTGGAGAAGATTTCTCTGGTGAACTTAAAAAGTTATCTAAAATAACTCTTACATCAGCACTGGGTGATAATTTACAGAAATTAGGTGATGGATTAGCTGCAATAGGTGATGGACTAGCTAAGATAACAGACACAAAAGTTAAACACCTTGAAGCAATTGCTGAGGCATTAGAAGATATGGAAGATGTTACAATAAACATTGGTTCTGTAACACCTAATATTTCTCAACCCATTTCACCAGCAGTAAATGCTATGTTTGGTAATCAACCACAACTGACTCAGATAAATGCACCAACAAATCAAAGTCAAGTAAATAATATGTCCCAGAAGAGATTTGTTGCATCTGGGTCTAACATGGGTCAACATTCTGCATTGTCATATGCAGGGCAACTTAATTAAACTACATCAACCTTAGTAAAAGTTACCATATCATCCTTAACCTCAACTAGAAGGTGGTCACCTTCTTTCCAATTACCTTGTGTTAAGTTATCAAGAGTTATCTCTTTATCTAATTGTATCCTACAATCTTCTGTCCTGTACATGTCATAATCCATAAATGTAGTTTTACCTACCGATGGGGTATTATACTTGGAATAACTCATGTGTTATTCTCCTATTCTGATTTGTATTTTTGGTGTCTTGGAATGACTTTGGTTCTGTCCTTATGGACTTGAGTTACACTATGGTCTGGTTGATGTTTGCGTGACTTTATCTCTGGTTTCTTCTTACCGAAGATTTTTTCCCAGTTATCACCATATAGTTCTTCATTAGAATTTCTTCTCTTAGAACCTTTGCCACCATGCCAGTTACTCATTATCTTATCTCTTGGAAAAATTGGGTGTTAAACCTGCCCCTCAGTTGATGTTGTTCATCCCCGCAGTTTAACCGATATCCTCTGCCGCACGATACCTTACCTCGATTGTATACCCAAACCTCGACCATCCTACTTGGTATAACTCTCTGGGTCAATTAGAAACCCAGTCCCCTAGCAATCCTATTAGTGCATAGTATATTTATAATTCAAATAACTTAGGATTGCAATCCTTTACACATCATTTGCAAGTTTTTGGAAGTATGACATTGTGTCATCTTCTTCTACATCTGCACTTGCAGTTGTAGGTTCTACAATTGATGGTTCTGGACTTGGAAATGCAACATCATCCATATCTGATGCAACCGAAGCTGCAGTTGCAGTGGATGCTGTCATTCCTAAAACTCTATCGAGTTTTTGTTTGAGTTCATCATAAGATTTAAACTCACTTGGTGCAATCACATCCTTTAATGAATGTTGACTATTCCAAATTGCTTCCAATCTCTCATCATCTTCTGATAATGGTTTTGGAGTTGCAAACTCAGACTTATCATAGTTCCAGTAACCATCTACTTTACGAACTTTGATTTTAAAGTCTGCACCTTCCCATAAATCAAATGGATTTACTGGTGTTTCATCTTGAAACTGTGGTTGCATTTTGTCTTTCAACATTTCAAAGATTTTCTTTCCATATCTGAAAAGCATAACCTTTCCTTCATTTTCTGGATGTGTTGGGTCAGAAACGATTAGAACATTTGACACATAGTGTAATC